CTTGTGCGTTGCTTGTCATATTACTTCTCCGTTTATTGTATCAAGTTGTGTTTCCATTCCTGCAAGGGTTGGGTCAGTACCATCGTATGCGCTATCCGATGTATCTGTAAGAAGATTGAGAGATGCGATGATACCGGAGTAGTCAACAGATACACCTCCACTCGGTGTCGTAATTAGTGTTTTTAGCGCTGCATAGGTGATCTTCTTTAGCGTATTTCCCGGCAGCTGTACGAATATGAAAAGGTCCGTATCTGCGGGTGTTCCGGATGCCGCACTGCTAAGTAGTGTCCCGATGGTGCTGGCCGTCTCGTCATCGCTGTGCGCCTCGTGTATGTCCGTGTGGTCGTATGCGCTCAGGTGACTCGTGGTGAAGGCATACCCGGCGTTCCAGTGGGTGATGTCGCCAGATGCGACGGCATATACCGGATGGGACATAAATACCGGATCTGTTTCTATGGGCAATTCCTCTCCACCGACCTCTATGGTAAGGTCGATCTTATCGCACGTGCTGTCTCCCGATACGGTGATGTCGTACTCCTGGGCGTTATCGTCTATGTAAATCTCACAGCTCATGGTCACGTTGTTTTAGCGTCGCGTATGTACCCCAGTATCCCCTTCTTGCTGATCCGGTGCTCTCCTTCCGGGGCGTGTGCGTCGGCATAGGTGAAGGATACCTGAATGATGCACTGTCCAAGTTCCGCCGCTGCCGTCTGCGCCGTTGTCAGCGAGAAGAGCAGTTTGTCGTCGTCTGTTACGGTTATGAGCCCGAATCCATCCTCTACGTCCATCGACCACTTGCCGATAACGGTGCCGGATGCCACGGTGAAGATCCACACCCTGGCGCCGGTCAGCGCAACATCGGGGTCGATCTGAACGCCGTTCTGATTTATGGTTACCCGGAACTCGCGGGTGTCTCCTCTGAATATTATCATGACGGGTTGAATGATCCTGTTAATTCGCGTGTCATCTGTTCGGCTTCCGCGTCGGCGTCTGCCTGCATGCGCTCCATCTCCACGGGTGCGCTTTCAACCAGCGGGTTCTGCTCCGCCGCGGTCTGTGAACTCAGCAGCGCCTTACCCGGACGGGCGATCGAGAGGATCTCCATCTCCTCGCGGGTGTTCTTTGGAAGGTATGGCGTGAATACCGGCTCGGCGACCATCATGGATACCTCCTTCTCCAGGGCCACGTTGATCAGCGTGCCGCAGACGTGCTGGATCAGGTTCAGCCGACGCTGGAACATCTCCCCGAAGAGTTCGATCTTGTTCTCGGCCTTCATGTGGGCGTCGGAGAACATCAGCTTGATGGCGAAGCCGGACATATCCCCGCCAATGGCCTGCATCTGCTCAAATGATATGTTGGGCGTCTGGGTCATGGCGTAGATCATCTTCTCCAGCAGTTCAAATTCCAGCTTCTCGCTCTCCGGTGCCGAATTCCATGACATGTACGAAGCGTCCGACCCTTGCGTGAGTTGGATGACCTTGCCGCTGGTGGTCTTCCCGGGCAGGCTGACGACCTCTCCGGTGACCTTGACCATGGGTGATCCGAAGTAATCGTTAGTGTCAGCGAAGTTGCTCTGCTTGGTCTCGAAGCGCTCGATCAGAGACTGGACCACGCCCCACTCGGCCTCCTCCTGGCTGTAGTAAATCACGGGGATCTTGCCCATGACGTTGGGGGTCTGTGTGACCACCCACTCGCCATTCACCTGTTCGCGGGATATGACCCTGAGATCGGTCCACGTGTCGAAATGCTCGGTCGCCTTACCTTCGGCACTGGTGACGCTGTATGATCGCGAGAAGGCCACCATATCCCCCGTGGTGTCGAAATACGGGTAAAGGGTATCTCCGGATGACGGGCTGAGCAGCTTCACGCGTAGCTTGTAGCGGTGTGACAGCTGGCTTCCCTTGAGCGTGCGTCCCCAGAATGATGGATCCTCGACCAGGTACCACAGTTCTGCGGCTTCGCACTGGCTCATGACCGTGCGCGCCAGCTTGCGGTCGAAGTACTTGCTTTTGTTATCCTCCAGGGTGCGCTCGATCATGGAGGTGAGCTGCTCCTGCGCGGCGTTCTCCGCAGAAGATTTCACCCTGACGGGATTGCCGAGCAGGAATCCCACGGCACGCTCGACGATCAGCCGCTGGAATGGGATGGCGATGCGGTTGACCCCCTCTGTGGTGGTTTCGTATATCTCATTCCCGTAGGAGTCCACAGCTCCGGTACCGCGGCGCACGGATTTCGATGGGCGGGCTATGATGTCGAATATGTCATGTTGTGACGGGTCGTATTGCTTCTCCAGTTCGGTATAGTCGGGAATATCCGGGCGCACCTGGAGGAGCTTTATCTGGTCCTGTACGGGAAGCTGAAGAATGTCGTCAATGGTCACGGCGGTATATTTTGAAGCAAATATCTGCCGTATGTCATGGTGGTGGTGATGTGACTGCGTGGTTATTCGTCACGGTTCGGGGTGTGTGAAGGGAATCAGAAAAATACGCCTTCGAGGTTCTGCGGTCGGCGATCGTGCAGCCCAAGCGAGCGACTATAACGGATTCCGTCAATTCCGTGATTATGGGCGTCTTTCGGTACGGGTAAAAAGTTGCCCATCCGGTCCTTCTTCCATCGGTAGTGCAAGTTTTCCCGTTCGAGGTTTTTGGAGCGTGGGCTGATGTATACCACGTGGCGCTTCAGATCGTCTATGCCAGCGTTCACCGATCCCTTACCCTTGTCTGCCGCTACCGCTTTTATACCCATACGCTTGAGTTCGTCGATTGATTTCGGTTCCGCGCTGTCGCAGACCACCACTTCACCGTGATAGCCGTCCTGTTTTATCAGCCTGGCGATGTCGGCGTTGGTAAGTCCTATCATGTATACCATCTCGTCTGCATATATATCGCCGTTCTTAACGGTAGTTCGCACGATGGCGGTTGGATCTTGCGAATACCCAAAGTCGAGACCGATTACAACCGTCAGTTTTGGATCTTCCGGAAAGTCGCGGTATTCCCACGTCGGGAAGATGCGGCCCTCGTCGATCACGCCCCATTCACCGAGGGCATATATCCGATGGTAGTTCTCGTCGATGCGGGAGTATCTCTCAAGCTCCTGCGTGTACGCCTCGTCGATGAAACGGTTGTCCTTGTATGTGGTCTTCAGTATGGTCGTCTGGTCGGCGTACTGGTGCGCGTCAAAGAACAGCTTTTTGATCCAGTGGTTCTCGTCGATCGGGTTGAATGTCATGGTCAGCTGAAGGTTCTCCCGGCCACGGAGGCGAAGGTTCAACTGGTTGAAGTCATCCTGGGCGAACTCGTTGGCTTCCTCCATCCAAATGCGGGTGATACCGGCGATTGACTTTATTTTCTCGGTGTCATCCAATCCTTTGAAGATAATCTGGCTGCCGTTGTGCGCAAAGGTGAATACTTGGTCCGATTTGTTTTCCGTGTAGAGGTGCGCCAGGTTCCAGTCTGTCAGTATGCGGCGCGTGAGGGCTATCACGGAGTGTTTGAGCGTACTGGCATACTTTCGGGTGACCAGTATCGTTTCCTTGCGCTGGATGGCTTTGATGACCTCGTGCTGTGTTTGGGTGAATGATTTGCCTGATCCCGATCCTCCGTAGTTGATCACGAAGCGGGTGTCTGCCTTCTTTAGCCGGTGGAATAGCGGGTTGAACAGCTCCGGTGCAAAGTCGATGGTCGTGACGCTCATTCCGGATCAGGGAGTTTTACCAGGATGGTCTGGCCGTTGCTGGTCAGGTCTGTTTCGTTCTTTTCGATGTACCCGCGCTTTTTGCCTTTGGTCTTGGCCAGGAATATTAGGACAGTTGGGTTTTCATCCTGCACGGCTAGTTTTGCCAGTTTGGCTTCGATAGCGTCGAGGTATGTCTCCTCATAAATATCGGCGTTCAGTTTTTCGGCAAATGCCGGATCTTCACGCGCCCATACGTACGGCGTGGTGCGATCGACTCCGATTGCGCGGGCGGATGCCGATATATTACCATAGGTTTTGAGCATCGCTTCTAGGAATGCTTTTTTCCTGGTTTCTACTACGCTTTTTTTTATGGGCATTTTGTTGAATTATGTTGAACGTCAGAACGGAACACCTGTGAAGTCGTAGACTTTGCTTCTTCTTGATTTTGCGCTTCCGCCGCTTTTGCGCTTCCGCGCTGTACTACGGTTTGCCATAATACATTCCTCCTTACTGATTTATTAATTGTTTTGAATTTTTCAATTATTGTGTCGTTTATATGTTCCATGAAGTCGCATATCTCCGCGCTGTCCTGGACTACGATTTGTTCAATGTTCCCCGATGATCTTAAATTTGCACTTCCATGGATTGCCAGGTTGATTCCGCTGGTTAATCTGGCCGTGATTATCTTGGTGTGCGTGCCCGCGACTGCCAGCTGGAAGCGGTTGTCGATGTCGAGTTCCTGGTATATGTATTTGACGATGGTATTCCGCTCGTGACTGTAAAAATAGTCTGATACGATCAGGTTCAGTTCTTTCACATATCCCTTTTGGATGAGCGTGGCCAGGCTGTCGACATTATCTTCGCTCATTGACAGTGTGGATATGTCCATCCGGTGCGCACGGATCAGCTTTTGTGTAAACAGCGCCTCTATGAGGTCTCCGAATATAAATGATCCATCGATGATTCCGAAATATGACATGCCGGGTTCGATGTTTATTTTAGATGCTGTCTTTACGGCATTTTTCCACGCTGCCGTCTTATCTTTGCTCAGCGGCGGTTTTATCAGGCGCGTTTCCAGCGTATGATCTTCTTCCATACCGAAGGCATCCGTGTCGAAGTCGAAGACGTCGAGTTCTGAGAAGTCGAATATGTCGTTTTCCTCTGTCATGCTGTTTCAAGTTCTGGCACCTCGTATGGGATACCGTTTTTGAAGACCTTAAGCGTGGGGTCCAGTTTTATCATTCTATCGAGGATGACGGCCACGTACTTCGGGTCGAGTTCTATTCCATAGCAGCGTCGTTTTAGCTGGTGCGCTGCCACCATGGTGCTTCCGGATCCCAGGAATGGGTCGACCACTTACAACAAATTCCCGCCATTGCTCTGGTGAGATTTGGTCTGCCTGCTTCACCCATGCGTCTGGGATTTCTTTGTAGCCGAGTTCGACCAGTGCGCGGTAGCGCATATTGCCTCCCTGGATAACGCCGTTTTCATTGATGATGATCGGGCGCAGCTCCATCATCCACGGTGCATCCGTTATTGACTTGCAGAGCTGTTTAAACTTCTCATCACGGATGATACGCGGATTCTTCGGGTTGATCTTTATGTCTGTTATCTTCATTCTTTTGTCAACTGGTCGTAAAAATAATCCATCTCCGCGCGGAAGGTCGGATATATGCGCCGGTAATTCTTCACGGTACGCAAACTGTGACTGATTATGGTCCGGTGGCATCCCAGCACGTCACACAGCGCAGACGCCAGTCCCTTGCGCACAGGAACATCGTCATCGAAGTACTGCGGATCCTCCATCTGTGTGACCACGCCGACGAATACCAGCCGCTTGTCCACGTTGGTGCGCACCTGCTCGGCGTTGAGGTGTGCTGCCCGGCAATACTTGGCGAACAGCAGGGGGATGTCGTCCAGGGATCCCAACGCACCGGGGGTGTCAACCATATTGAGGATTGAAGGGTATCGGCGTTTAAGGCGGTGATAGATGCGGCGGTAGTTAGGTTCCATGCGGTTTAATTTGATGTCATGTTCGTAGATTCGATGAATGTATTGATGACCGATTCGTCAGGATTCGGGGCAATAGCCGTAAATGTTCCGTCGGCGAAAAATATTACGATCACAATGTCGTTTGTTTTGGTTGAGACTATTGTCTGGATGTCCGCAATGGTTTTACCTACCGCGGCTTTCAACCCACTGTGCGTTACAGGAACGGTCATGTCTTGATTGTTAATTCTTCTCCGGTGAGTGCGAAATAGAGGTTTTGCAGTTGGTGAACATATATAATGTCCTTACAGTATTCGTTATTGCCATTATATACATTTGTTGTAAATGTAAAATATTTCCATCCTACCATTGTCAATAATGAAAAATCAGGATTATTATTACATAGTTTGGTGGCAATAATTGATTCAGTATATATTTCAATTTTAAACCCGAATTTTACCAACCATTCATCGGTTAGTGGGATGGGTTCAAATTTTATATCGTTTGGGAACCAATCAGAATCAAAAATGCGTTTGCTGGTAATTTTTACAACTTTACCATTTTCATTCACTAAATTCCCGATTCTTAATTCATTCGCATTCATAATATCATGATTTAAAGGTTTGCGCTGCCATCTCGAACACCTGGGCGCGCAGGGCGTTGACCTTGCTCACCACCAGGTTCTCCCGGATGTACTCATAGCTGGCGCGGTAGTGCGCCTCCACGTCGATTTCTCCCTTCATCAGCGCCGATGCCGTGGCGTAGAAGTCCTTTGGCGCGTGCCGGATGATGCCCGGGCATTGCCATTCCTCCCAGTCTGGGGCGATGCAGACGGTACCGGCCATGGTGGCCTCGATCCATGCGATATTGGACCGAGAATGGTTGAATCGGGTGTCGGCCATCGGGAAGAGCAGCGCCCGCACCCTCATGGCGCGGAAGTAGTCGAAATACTTGTACAGGTCGCGTCCCTGCAAAAATATGTACTTACGCAGAAAGAATGGGTTGACGCCGATGAATTTCACCTTGTAGCCGTCGTCGATCAGCTGCTGGAAGTGCTGCTGGTAGGCGTAAATGTCGGGGATGTGGTTGCGCATACCGCGATACAGCAGTATGTCGGAGCGCTCGCTGGTGAACGGGCGCAGCATGTCATCCGGCACGGCATTTGGGACGATGTGGACGTTTGGCGAGAACTGGGAGTAGTCCTGGTGAATCGCGCGCGTGCTGACCATGGTGGCCGCGGCGCCCTGGAGCAGCAAGATCAGGGACTCGCGGAACTCGGCGAATCCGTGGGCGTTCTCATGGGTCACCGGCACGTTGAAGAGGTTGTCGTCATAGTCCAGGACCACGGGGAGCGCCATCTGCTTGCAGTAGTTCATGGCGTTGATGGCCTGTCCGTAATTCGGAGGTCCGGGGCGCTGCATCCACACCAGGTCGTAGCGTGCAAGCACGGGCCATGTGAGCAGGATCTCGGGCCAGTCAAACATGTCGATGGAATACCCGCGGCGCACCAGGTCGCGGACCACTCCGGCGGCGCGGTAGTGACTGGTGGCGTCGCCCTTGTTCATTGTCAGGAGCAGGATCTTCATTTCCGGGTGCGTTTTGGTTTGACGGGTGCTGCGGGCTTGGTATTCGCTTCCGACTGCGGTGCTTCGACCGGAAGGTGGTGGGCGCACTTCTCCCCGCGGATGGGTGAGAACAGGAAGTACGTCTGGTTGTCGGTTGCCGGTGCTTTGTAACGCAGGCAGGTTGATTTGATGGGGCAGTATTCGCCCCAGCATTTCAAGTCGATTGTGTTCATGTTAATTATTTTACTTTTTGGTTATTTTCTGAACTAACGGGATAATAATTCGCAACTCTGTTTTTTCGGTTTATACATCGGTGAAACAAACCAATCAATTGCACCTATTCCTTCTAAATACCTTTTGCAGTTGTCTTTTAACGGGCATCCTTCCCCGGAACATTTAGTAATGTCTTTCATTTCGTTTCCTCCCATATTTTAATAAGTATCTTTGATGTTTCATTCCTCTCTAATTTTGAAATCCATTCCGTATTTCTACCAATCAGCCACTCCGCAAAGGCTTCCATATCCTCAGCCGTGTAGGTAGGCTTCTCTAACGCTTTAACAACCGTGTCAATGGCATCAGAAACATATTGGTCACCAATGCTGTGTTTAAACTTGTCTGTTGTGTGCTTGTGCAATTTGAGTATTTCTATTGCACCCGTTAAGCTCATCTTCATTTTGTTTCCTCCTATTGTGTTTATATCTCTGTTTTGGTGTTATAAGCGTATTGCGTTTACATATCGGTATAAGCAAAAACCGTCTCGGTGGGTAATTGAAAGTATGTAGTTCTAATCAAGTTCATATCGTGTTGATAATGTTGTGTTTCAAATCGGTTTCAGCTTATACCGCCACCGTTGTGTGCAATAGCAGTGCTTCGTAGCAATGTTAGTGCTTAATAAGTCTTTTTTATTTAATTTTTTGCCCACGCTCATCAATTTTTTCAAATTTGTTAAGATTATCGGTTACAGAATACTCCGCATTTAGTAGCATCGTTAATCGTTGCATATACTTCTTCTGGCTTAAATAAACTGCTTAATGCTTCCTGTTTAATATCAGCCATTTTCTTCGTCGGTCTAATTGAGAAAAATTTATTCCGAATTGTAAAATATTCGTTCAATTCTTCCTCTATATCTTGAACTATTTTAAATTCCGCTGGGTTAATTGCTGCCATTGCTAAATATTCTTTATCAGATTTATAGTAGCAGCCAATACAACCGCCTCTTTTCATGTAAGGTGGAAATTCAGGATATAAGCCAACTTTTTTTAAAATAGCAATACAGGCAGCTCTATTTAATCCATTGTCAGCAAGTGGATAGGAATATTTTACAAAAGAAATAAGCCCATGCGCTCCTGTTCGTTGTCCAACTTCATCAGCATTTAATCCAATCATTATTTCTGCACCTTCATTTTCAAATTGTTTTAAGTAGTTGTCAATCGGTTCAATTTTAAACATTCTGGTACAATAGCGAGTTTTGAAGTTGGGATAAAAATGACTGCTTTTAATATATTCGGGCAATGTCCCATACTTTTCATTTTTTACTTTGTGTATTTTAAAATCAGGTCTATGAAAATTTTGCACCCATTTTTCAACCAATTCAATCCTGTCGTAAATCTGCTGATGTTCAAATCCTGTATCTGCAAATATTGCATCTGCTTTATTGCCAAACAATACACACATAGTTGAGCTTTCAACGCCTCCCGAAAAACTTATAAAATACTTCATAAAAACCCTCCCTAAAAATTAAATAAAAAAGTGTTCGCACTTCGATTTAACTGAACTGGAAGCTACATGCACACAACACACGTTATAGGGCATTTAGACAATTTCAACTACGATATTACATTTAGTGTAAACACGTTGCACTAAATGTTTGTATTTATTAGAAAATAAAGATGCACCCATCTGAATTGATATATTGCCATTTTGCTCAAACCAATGAACCTTTCCTGTTTCTTCATCTACATTTATCAAATGATCATACCATTGATTTGGTACAGGTTCTCCTGTTAAATGACAATATTCCTCATTAGTAAATCCATCTTCTCTATATATTAATTTTCTAGTTTTTGGGTTTTTATTTGGGATTCTCTCACCGTACATTAAGTCGCCTCCGTTTAGATCAAACGATATATCTTTATTATTGCTTTTTTGTTGCAAAATACTATCATAGATTTCATCTCTTTTTCTGTAATAATAATAACAATCGTAATCTTTTGACAATTCCTGTGCTTTTAGCTTAGCTTCTTTTATTTCCTGTTTTGTAATGATTATCTTATTCATTTTGATTTGAATTAAAAACGCCCTATAACAACAAACATAAGCAAGTGGGCGGTTAACTTGTATATGCTGTGGGTTTGTCGAGCATTGCCCACCTGCTCATGTTTGCGACCGTTACCGCCCATTTAAAGAAACGGTACTTTGTGGATTATCCAGTCGTTGTGAGTAATCGGGAAAGGCTTTGATTTTAGCGAATGATAAGGCAAAACATCAAAACCTTTAGCCTCGCACAACTTTTTAAAATTGCCCCAAACTTCTAAAGTCGGGGCAATTACTACTATTACGTTTTG